CATCAGATAGTATTATAAATTCGCCAGAAGAGTCTCCAGAGGTTGCTGCTGACCCTATTTCAACTCCCGAAGGAATATGAAATCCATCAACCTTCGTTCCCTGGTTGTCTGCAAATAGCATTGCCTGTGGTCTTGAATATTTTTTTCTTCCAGACATATATGTGTTAGTTGCCATTATAATCTATTCCCCCTGAGTTTCTGTGAGTCAATACCCTTTATTTGTGTCATCACAACTCTTGCAATTTCATCTGGGTTTGCATCTGATTTTACATTAACACTAATACTATAATTATACACTGAGTCGCCTACTGATGAGCCATTATTTATTGCCCTCATTGTATCTGCTCCATGAGACTGTACAGCATACTTACTCATTACAAATTCTCCAGGGGTAAGCATTGCTGGGATAGTGTCTGTTCCAGAAGCGTATCCGCCTTTAGCGAAGTAACTTGGAACTAGTCCACCCTTAGAAAGCATCATCATACTTGCCATTCCACCGCCACCGCCACTGCCAAACCCACCACTTAAAACTTTATCATCGGAACTTACTTGTGAAGTAGAACCTAAAGAAGGAATGCTTGCAATAGCCTTTGATGCACCGTATAAAGAAAGACCAGTAATACCAGCGACTGTTCCCAGCATAGTTGCAACAGCAGATTTGCTTGTACCAATTTTTGAAGTTTCTTTTAGATTTGGTTCAACGATAGCAGGAATATCTGTTCTTGGAACCATAACTACTCTACCATCTTTTACTACTGCCTGAAGATCTGGGGCATCCACAACCTTTAGGTTCATTCCAGGAATATTTCCAACACCCCAATTTGTGTATGCATCTCCATGTCTATATCCAATATAACCAGCCTTAAGTAGTTCTTGCATAAATGGATCAGTTATGTCAGCATTTATACTGCTCATATCTCTTGGCTGAATACCAGTTTTTTTAACATATGCTTCTTTAAACTTTTTTAATCCTTCTGGATCTATAAATCCTTTGCTAGATAAAACCTTAGCGATTGCACGTGGTTCTAAGTCTATTCCATATTGATAAGACCCAAATTGTCCAAAATGCTCTTTAGACATTAGTGGACTAGTTGCACTATACAGTCCTGGACCAAAGGCATTAACTGGTGTTGCTGTTGGATCTGTTTTTGATTTTAAATATCTTTCTAAAGGAGACGGAAGGTCATCTATAGGCTTTCCATGTCTATGAACGCCCCGCTTCATTGTAATCAAAGCACCTAATCCACCTGGAATTGAGTCTATGATTGCCTGAGTCTTGTAGTGTTTTACAAATGCCTCTGCATCATCTCCACCTACCTCCCTAGTTAAACGTGCAAGACTTATATTTCTTCCAAAGTTTGTGTCTGCAAGTCGTTTTGCTATTGGAGCAACTATTGCTTCTTTTAATTTGCCAAGTGTTACCTTAACTGGGTCCATCATATCTTTTCCTATGTTTTTAAACATATTAGAATATGAAGCATTTGAATATTTTTTACTTTCATCAAACATAGACTTTTGAAGATATGAAAGGTCTTGAATATCTGTTTCATGAAGTCTTCTAGGATTAATCTTTTTACCTAAATCAGAAACATATGGTACTGCTTTAGATGCTAATGTGCTTCCAAGTTTAGTACTTAAGAATGATTCGTTTATGTTTGTATCTTTGCCTCCATATTTCCACGCACTTTGTAATGGAATTTGAAGGTTGCTTGCAAACCTTCCAGGAGCAAGAAAGGCACTTTCTAATGCTCTTCCAATTGGGCCACCATTGCCATATAGAGCACTAGCAATTCTTGACTTAAGAGGAAGAGGACCTGGAACCCAATCGTCATACTTGCCCCATTCTGTGCTATCCCATTCTCCCTTTCCAGTAGAGGCTGTAGGAATAGTTAGTTTTTCTTCCACTAAACTTGTAGTTGGCGCTGGGGCATCATTTGCTTTACTTGCTACTTTACTAAATATATCTATACCGTTTTTACCAAGTGATTCTTTTATTCTTTTAGGAATTACGTTTCCTATCTTATTTATTATTGGCTTTACTGCTTTAAGACCTGGAAATGGTGCAACCGCTAGAGCAGCATTTAAGTTGTCTTTTATGTCAGACTTCATTGGCTGACCTGCTAACTTAGCAGCAAACATTTGAGGAATACCGCCATACTTTGCAATATCCAAAGCAGTTTTTGCTATTGATGGAAGCGCAAAGAAGTTAGCAGTTTTTTCCCATATCTTCTTATCAAATAATGATGTTGCTCTTTTTTCTTCTTCTTTAGCCTTTGGTTTTGCAGATCCCATAGATGACATTCCTAGACCGTGTGGTGCACTTACTGTTCCACCAGTTGAAAATCTTTGAACATTTATATCATTTAAGAATCCTTCGCCGTACTGATCAACTGCAGACTTTCTAACTACAAACTCTCCTGGAGTTAACATTGCAGGTACAGTGTCTGTACCCTTTGGAGTAAATCCTCCATCTGCAAAATACTTAGGAACAACTCCTCCAGAACTTAGTCCTCCCCAATTTCCAAATGATCCAAGCCAAGCATCTGCTGCTGATTCAGCATCTGCCTTAGCCTCTGCATCCTTAAGTAATTTAAGGGCTCCATCTGCTGCTGCTTTCGCCGCTTTGTCTGCTGCATCTTTTGCCGCTTTGTCTGCTGCATCTTTTGCCGCTTTGTCTGCTGCATCTTTTGCCGCTTTGTCTGATCCTGTTTTTCCATCATTTCCACCAGATCCACCAAGATTAACTGTAGTAACATATCTAGTAATATATTCAGTTATGTTTCTAATTTCATTGATTATCTGATCTGTCTCAACGCTCTTAGGAATTTTATTAATAGTGTCTAAAATTGTAGACCAAGAGGTTGATGTGTTTGCTGCTGATGTTTCTGCTGCTGCTAAAGCAATCGCATATGATTTTGCTAGTTCATCAACAGCGGTTATCTTGTCGACTGTCTCTTGCCACTTTTCAAGAGTCATTCCAGTTGTCTCATCAATTGCAACTGCTTCATCTGCAATACTTTGTAGGTATGCTTCTTGAGATGCCAATTCTAAGTCTTGTGCTTCTAATTTCCTTAGTATCTCTGCTTGAGTTTTTTCTTGTTCTAATAGGCTGGCTTCTTGTGCTTTTAGATTTGCAACTGCTGCTATGTGTGCTGCTTCTGCTGCCTTAAGTGCTGCTGCTCTAAGAACCTCTTGTGCTTCAATTTTTTCTTGTTCTAAGGTAATGCTTTCTTGAATTCTCAATATGCTTAGGTTTAAAGCCTCTATTTCTTTTTCTATTGCAAGTCTAGCAGGGTCTGTTTCTAATCTATATATTTCTTGACTTATAACAAACTGTCTTTCTGAAATCTCATCTCTAGTCATCTTGCTTTCTGCGCCAGTAAGAGATCCTAGTTCATTAGTTCTGGACAGTTCAAGACCTTGCATAATCATGTCTGCTTGACTATTTGCTGATGCGGCTCTCATTTCTTGTGCAACTCTTGCTGCTGCTGCAATATCTCCTTGAGAAAGAGCATCAGCCAAACCTAATTGCTGACCTTGAGAGTCAATTATCTGCTTGTTTAAATCATTTACTTGCTGTAAAGCCTCTACCTGCTTGTCATACTTTTCATTAATATCTTCTGCAGCCTTGTCCATTATTGCAAGGTCGTTGTTAAGCATTTGGTTTTCTTTGTTAAAGGCTTCTATCTTGTCGATAAACTTTGTTTTTATTTCATCTTCTTTTGCCTTAATACTTTTTTCTATTGACTTAATGTTATTTTCGTATTTTTTAATTACATCTTCAATTCCCTTTATTGTTTGATCAAACGAATTATTTACAGCGTCTAGTGCCTTTTCTAAATCATTTTGAGCATTAGCAATTTTATCTTGAATTTCAGACCTGCTTCTTTGAATGCTTTGAAGGTTTGAGGATGCTATATCTATTGTTTTACCAAGAGATGCTCTTTCTTTTCCAATGCTGTTTAAACTTGCTCCTGCAGGAATTGTTGGTATTGCAACTCCTGCTGCCTTATATCTTGCTGCTACATTTGCAGTTGCAATTTTTCCAACTTGTTGTGGGGCTTTGTTTGGATCTCTGTATGCAGATGTTGCACTTTCTAGTTGTGATCTGTTCAAATAAGAATAGACAGTTCTCTTTGAATCCATCACCTTGGTTGCTGCATCTGCTCCATCACGAATCTGATCTGCAACATTTTTTACTGCAAACTCAAGAGCAATTTTTATATTTGAGTTTGCTTGTATAGCCTTAAGACCAGCCACGATATCTTTAAGTCTGTCTGCTGCTCCCGCTGCTCCCGACTTGTAGTCTTCCATTGCTGCGATTGCTTCTGCTAGTGATTCTGGATCACCTATAATATCTTTTAGGGCTTTTGAAGATACTCCCTGACTTCCTAAAAACTTTATGACATCTGGAATTTGTTTAATATTTTTTTGTTGATTAAGTGCTTCTGATCCCTTAGCAATTAAGTTGTTAATTTTTTGTCTATTTGTTAACTGCTTGCTTAGTTCAACGTTTGTCTTTAGTTCTTCATCTGTTATCTTTCCAGTAGCAATTGCTGCTGTTGTATACTCATCCTGAAGAATATTTTCTATTGATACAGCATCATATCCAGCAGCAACCAGTTTGCGTCTTACTGCTTCTTGTTCATTTAGTAATAAGATAGACTTGCTTGCATAGGAATTAAACTCTCCAACTACCGCTGCATCAAAGGCCTTATTGTATAGTTCTCCAAGTTCAGAAAGTACAACATCTCCTGACTTTGCTGTCTTTGGCAATAACTTTTTACTATCGTATGGGTTTAATATTCTTCCCTTGTTTTTCCCAGTCTTAATTTTAGACCCTGCAGTAGTAAAATACTTTTTCTGTTCTGTTGGATCTTGTGACATAGCAAAGTCAATAAACTGTCTATTACGTCCTTGAGCATTCATCTGTTGCTCTATTCCTCTAAACTTATTCTGGACAGACTTTGAGTTTCCTTCTGCTAGAGCCTTATTTAATTCTTTAATTCCACCTGCTGCATTAATAGCAGCATTTCTAACGTTCTTTAATCTTTCTAAAATAAATTGAAATGGATCTGCTTTTTTACTTCCTCCACTATCATCATCTAGCAGATCATTTGCTGCTTTTGAAGCAATTTCTTGATCAGTCATTTGCATTACTGTGTCTCCAGCAATTTTATCTCTGTATGCCTTGTCGGTTGGACTGTTAGCAATAAGGGATGCTGCATGGGAAGGAATGCCTTGGCTTACCGCTTTTGCCATATCTCTTGCACGGGCAGCGGAAATGTCACCATCTGTTATGGTTTTATGTATTGCAATATATTGTGCAATAACTGTTCTTATTACTTCTTGAGGTTGATTTTTCCATCTATCAAAAATAGGTATAAGACCATCCAGGCTTACTCCACCAATTTCTTTTGTTTCAATTAAAACTTGTTTTGTTATTGGTCCCTTTACATCGTCAATTGCTTTAAGTGATTTGGTTAAGGCTTCAAGTTTTGCCATAGGATCAATAGAATTGCCATTTTCATCTTTGCTAGAAAAGAATGCATCGATGTTGATTTCTTTCCCCTGTAGTTTTTGAACTAGCCCAATTGCGTCAATTAGGTCTGATCTTTCTGCTGGATCTTTTTCAATAATCTTAATGAATATTCTCTTTGCATCAGACTCGCTTTCGAGAATACTAAGTGCATTTACTAACTCAATTGTTTCTGCAGAATCTTGAGTTATTAGCAAGTCCAATGCTGCATCAAGTTGGGCCTCATTTTTTTCACCCTTGCCAAACATTGATATAAGAGATGTTCCAACTTCTGGAGTTGCTCCTTCATAGGCAACGAAGGTTTTAATTTTTACTTCTAGTTCTTCTGACTTTAAATTATTTTTTGCAGAACCAAGAAAAACATCTGCATATGGATCTCCCTCAAATTTTGTTCTTACTTGAGTGTCTACGGAATTCATAAACGCTTTAGAATAGTAGTCGTCTCCACTAAGTCCAATATTTTTAACCTTCTTATAGTTGGCTACTTGATCATTTAAAAGTTTTTTTGATTCATTTCTTAAAGAACTTAAGCCATCCTTTTTCTTACCTTCTAAAGCCGCAATCTCATCATCTATTTTTTTCTGTTTTGCTTTATCAGATGTAATCTCTTTTTGTTTTCTTAATACCTCAATTTGTGTATCGTAGTATTTAGACAAAGAGTCTTGCTGTGCCTGTGCTAATTCTAATGATGAAACTCCTAGTGCTGCAGTAGTTGCTGCTGCTTTTTCTCCTGCTGATTCTGTAAATACTGGAGCAAAAAATTTCGCTGGATTCCACCATTGGTAATCTTGTCCAATAGCATCCTGCATACCCTTTACAACATCTTCATTAATCTTTCCTTGTTCTCTTACTAGATTAACTCTAACATTTAGTGGGTCAGTCTTAAGGTCTTGTCCTTCTGGTCCAATTAGTTCTAAAAGGTTTCCACTAATCTGAGATGTCAATGTAGAGTTATTTAATTCTATTCCTATTTGACTTGCTACGCTGTGAGCCTGTTCTGCTGACATAACACCATCAGAAACATATGCTGCTAACTGTAAAGATATTTGCTTTGCAGATGCAATTCCTCCAGCAGTTAAATTTTTCTTAAATGATTCATATACTGTCTTGCCAACCTCAGAGGATATGAATGTTTCTCCAAATTGCTCTTTACCTCTTTCAAATCCTGCAGTAAATCTATTGCCAGTACCCTGCTGTCTTTTTCTTTTATATAACTCGCTGGCTCCAACTTTGTCTGTTATTGCTCCGACTGCAGACATTTGCTCAGTTGTTGCCGTGACTTTATCAACAAATTTTGACTGGCTTTCTGCTGCCTTCTTTGCCATTTTGTCTAATATGAATAGACCACCACCAACTGTTACAAGTGCTGTTAATGCTAATCCAAAACTAGACATACCAGCAAGCATTGGTGCCATACCAGCAACTGCAGATGCACCCATTGCAGCCATACCCGCCCCTTGCTGTCCAGCCATCATAAGACCCATACCAGCAGTTCCAAGGGCCATAGATGCTCCACCAGACCATCTACCAACCTTTTCTTGTCGAAGCATTCTTTGCTTCTTGCTGTCAATTGCACGATTCATCCTGTTTGCTTTATCTTGATCTTTAGATGCCTGAATAATTCTTGTTTGTCTGTCTCTTTCGATTCTGTCTAATCTAGCCTGTTGAGCAGCCTGTTGCTTTGGAAGTTGTTCTGCACGTCGTGCAGCCTTTGCTGCTGATGCACCTTCCTTTTCTTTTGACTTTATTATATTTTCGTCAGCCTTTAGTTTTCTTCTTAACGTATCCATTAATTGAGTTTCGCTCAAGTTTGGATATTTGGTTGCAATCTTTTTAAGTTCTTGTCTTTGATAAGGAGTTAATTTAACACTTGAATCTCCAGTAGACTTAGAACGCATCGTAAATCCACCCTTACGGGCTTGGTCTTTAGTAACTACTCTCTTTGTTTGAGTTTCTTCAACAGTTAAGTTATCACTTGTTTTCCCTGTTGATGGCGATGCGCCCATTGGTCTTGATTGAGTATTGCCAACAGAAAGTTTATCTGCTGTTCTGTTTTCTAAATCTGCTAAGTATTCTCCTGGTTGTGCTAGAACTGAGCCTGGTCCAAGGCGATATATAGTAGGAGTTCCTTGATAGTATCCACCGCCAAGTCTTTCTCTAAGAAGCAGAGAAACTGCCTTAGCCTGTTTTACAGAACCAAGGTCTGGGAAACCCTTTGGCTTTGCGCCGTTGTTTTCCTTTTTGTATTTTGCTAAATGTTCATCTGCACGAACTTGTGCTTCTGCTGCTGCACGAACTAGTCTTGCTTGGGCTTCAGTTACAGGGTGTGCTCCTGTTTTCATAAACTCTAAAGCCTTTTTTAATTCTGCTGTTTGTGTTGGATTAAACAACACATTGCCATTTCTAGCATCCCAATTCAAAATCTTTGCTAGTCTTGGATTTTCAATTGGCTTCCCTGGCTTGCCTCCTGGGTTTACATAACTATTAATTAATCGCAAATCAAACTTAGCAAAACCACTCTTCCATTTTTCTGGACCCAAGCCAGCCTCTCCAGTTTTTGAAAGATGTGACAACTCTGTTCTCAACATGGCATCAATTTGTTTTACAGTATAGCCATCTGCAAGCATTTGAGTTCTTAATTTATTTAAAACAACATTCTTTGGATTTTGAACATTTCTTGCTTTATGATCTTTCTCTGCGGCATCTAGGGCCTTGTACAAATCACTCTTTGGATCAATATT